GATATTAGAGTACTAAACCTCGACGAGGCCAGAGTACTGAATCATCGGCACGCTATTGTCAGGGACATCCAAGGTGTCCTCCGGGTAGTCAGCCTGTTGGGAGAACGACCCAACGAGCTTCGGCCACGCAGCCCGCACAGCAACGTCAGCTACACGTTTGACCGATTTGGCACTGGAACGCAGAGGAGCTACAATCAACTGCAACTCGAGGCTGCTCACCGTATATATTGTAAGCCGCCTACTAGAATCGAATATGCCAGGCTGTTAGGCTTTGTCAAGACCGAAGCAAGGAAGCCTCTGATGGTAGAGCCCAGCGACCTTATGGGTATGCCGTACCTGGATAACACTCGACTGGATCCAACTCAAGGCGGCTGGATTATTGCTACGGTAACTCCGCAGGGACTCTTATTTGGTAGCACCCCAAAGGTTCACAAAGACGAAGACTCAGCAAATGCTGAATTGCAGCGTCTTGTTCATACAGCACCCGGCACTGAGTTTGTAATGTTCAAAGCTGTGAAGACTGCGGTAACACAAACAGTCCAGACTAGAACATTCGCTAACTAAAGTACTTGACAATCCTGTGGTTATATGCTATCGTTGTATATAACTACAGGATTTTTTAATGACTCTAATAAATGAAAAGTACGATTACACAGCATTAAGTCGTAAAGAAGTAAATGGTTCACGCAAGTACCTTACTCCAGACGGTACTGCCGTTGCCAGCGTAACAACCATCTTAGGCGAGACCAGTGACAAGAGCCATTTGGTTGCTTGGCGCAATCGAGTCGGGCACAAGAAAGCACAGGAGATTACAACCGAGGCTGCTGGGGTTGGTACCAGAATGCACAAATACCTTGAGGACTACATAGTCACAGGTGAGTGGCCTACTCCTGGTAGCAACCCATACGCTATCAAAGCTCACGCAATGGCTGAAAAGATACGCGACAATGCCATGGTTGACATAGACGAGATATGGGGCACAGAAGTTGCATTATATGTGCCAAAGATATATGCAGGCACCACTGACCTAGTAGGACAGTACAAAGGTAATGCTGCAATCTGTGACTTTAAGCAAACCAATAAGCCCAAAAAATTGGAATGGGTCCAAGACTATTTTTTGCAGCTTGTGATGTACGGGATGGCCCACAATGAAGTACACGGTACCAACATACGTGAAGGCCACGTGTTTATGTGCTCAAGAGATTTAGAGTATCAACAGTTTGATGTGTGGCCAGACGAATGGGACGAGTGGTGTCACGAAGCCTGGAATAGAGTACATTCTTATTATACAAAGCAAGGTGCATAGTATGTTTGACGAAAAGACCAAGTATAGATTTTACAAGAAATTGTACAAATGGAGTCGTAGAAAGTTTCGCGATGCTCATTTAGACCGCTATAAGAATGACATCAAGTGTCCGTTCTGTAAAGAGTGGTTCAGCATCTCTGGTATCGACTACAAGCACGAGTACATCAAGCCAGAACCAGAATGGGGAACACATGTTCGCTGCGGACAATGCGGCCGCGACAGCTATTGGAATCTTGTTGCCTTTCCGTTTCCTGTTAGAGCAGAGTCAAACGGAGACCCGATCAAGGATAAATAATACTACTAACACAGGAGTATTATTTACATGGCCGTTGTATCAATCTCACGAATACAAGTAAGACGAGGTACTATTAATCAAGGAACAAGTTTACCGCAACTAGCAAGTGGCGAACTTGGCTGGGCAATAGACAAACAAGAATTATATATTGGCAACGGTTCAACCTCCGAAGGCGCTCCGGCAGTTGGTAACACGCAAATATTAACTACCAACACCAACGTCTTCGAGTTACCTAACCAGTATACCTACCGCAGTGATAGCAATATACAAACCAGTGAAACAGTTCCTGTGTCTAGAAGTATTGCAGAACGCCTTGATGACCGTGTTAGCATAAAGGCATTCGGCGGGTTGACTCCGGCTGAGCAACTACAAAAAGCACTGTTCGAACTTTACCTAAAGAACAACAGTTCTACAACTGCTCCTATTCTATACGTTGAACCTGGGTTGTTTGAAATAACTGAAACAATTTATGTTCCGCCATTCGCTACAATCGTCGGTGCCGGCAAGAATAAGACTATCTTTAGAAAAGTCGGCAACTTCGATATGTTCAAGACTATAAGCAGCGACAGCGTATACGACGGCACTGTCAGTAACTTTACTCCGACTTCTACGCAGCCTACTGAAGCCACTCAAGCTCGCAGTGTTCGTTTCGAGCATATGACACTTGACATAGCCAGTGCAGCAACCTCAGGCGATCCTCGTTATTATCTTCTGCATCTTGATAGCTGCCGCGACAGCACATTTAAGCATGTACGTTTTATAAATGCAGGCACATTGCCTGCAGACAGAGAAGTAGCTGTCGGGGTTGGCAGCAGTACTGAAAATGTGTGCACAAGAGACAACAAGTTCATTGACTGCGACTTCATCGGTACTAAAGAAGCTGTCTACGGACCGGTTACTGTTAAGAATAACAAGTTTGTACGCTGCAAGTTCGACGTACTACAGCGTGGTGTTATCCTAGGCGAAGGTGTTTCACTGTCTGAGCCAGGTGCCGAAAATAACATCATCTCAGACAGCCAGTTTGACAATATAAATCAAGAAGCATTTATAGCAGCAACAGGCACAGGAAACAGAAGTCAAGACAATCAGTACGGCGATAACGTGGGTAAAGACAACGGCGACGAGCCAGCGTATCCTATTGTTTCTTATGGAAGAAGAGGTAACTTTTCGGTTGACGATACCTTTGAAAGAACGTATAGTTTAGCTGTAAACATAGGAGATAATGGCTTGCTGAAGTACTACCCTGAGGTTCAGGGTCCGTTGTATTATACTAATGGCGACTCACAAAGAACAACGATTAGTGCAGGTACTCCTGCATTTAGATTGCCGGCAGATGCTTCTAGATTTTATACTGTTGAGTATTTCTTTCGAAGCAACTTAGACAACGTTAACTCTCTAATAAGAGTCGGCACTTTGAATATCATGGTAAAGATTCGTGACACTATCACTGAGAGCTTTGTAGACTTAGTAGATGAATACGAATATATTGGTATAGACGGTGCAGTAGGCGCAAGCATAAATTTCAAGAGCGAAATACAGTACGACGACGATAACGCACCAACTGAAATCCTTGCAGTTAGGATTAACGTACAAGCAAACGGTAATGGTCCTGACTTTGATATCGACGGCAACGGCGACGGTGTTGGCGGCGAACTGGTAATAAAAATAACATCAAAATCATAATGGGGATTTAATGTTCGACAAAACTTACGAAATCCGTTTACAAGAATGGAGTGACTTTCGAGCCACTCTAGAAACGGCAGAAGATCCTATCCAACTAGCGGTCAACAAGTACGCACAAGCTCCGACAGTAAGCATTCAAGCTGATCCTTGGGATCAAGATACTTGGCCTACTCCCTGGGAACTTGTACTGGAAAACCAGTACTGTGAGTTCTGTAAAATACTGGGCATTTGCTACAGTTTACAATTAACCGACAGGTTTTCGGCCAGTCACTTTGAGATACATATTGAAGTGGATAGAGAAAAAGGTAAAAACTATTACCTTTTATTCGTCGACGAGTATGTAGTAGGGTACCACGAAGATAAGTGGGCACATAAGACTAATTTGCCGTCGACACTCGATTCGCAAACCGTCTACCCTATGCATTCACTCAACTAAATATCAAACTAACAACAAGCACATAGGAGCTATTAATGTCAAATGGGATTTACATCGTCAAGCGAAGTGGCGACCACGTTCCTCTAAACATAGACAAGATTCACTTTGTCGTAGAGGAAGCATGTAACGGGCTAGCAGGAGTTAGCTCAAGCCAAATAGAAATGAATGCCAACTTACAATTTTATGATGGCATGACTACAAAAGAAATACAAGAAATACTAGTACGCTCAGCAAATGACTTAATCTCATTAGACGCACCAAACTACCAATACGCAGCAGCACGCCTTCTAAGCTACGGGCTTAACAAGGATGTGTTTGGTCGTTACGAGCCTGTGAGTCTGCTTGAAATTATTCAGCAGAATATCGAAGCCGGGGTATACGACCCAGAGGTACTTGAAAAGTATACTGCGAATGACATTGCTAAACTTGATTCGTATATCAATCACAAACGTGATGAAAACTTTACCTATGCTGGCCTGCGCCAAGTAGTAGACAAATACCTCACGCAGGATAGGTCAACGGGGAACTTGTTTGAAACCCCACAGTTTATGTACATGATGATTGCTGCTACCCTATTTGCTAACTATCCAAAAGACCAAAGAATGCACTACGTAAGACGTTACTACGATGCAACGTCTTTGTTCAAGATTAACATTCCTACGCCTGTAATGGCAGGTGTGCGTACTCCTGTGCGTCAGTTTGCAAGTTGTGTACTTGTAGACAGTGACGACACATTGGACAGCATCTTTGCAAGCGACATGGCCATCGGACGTTACACAGCACAACGCGCAGGCATTGGCATCAACGCTGGACGTATTCGTGGTGTTAACTCGCGTATCAGAGGCGGCGAAGTAGCACACACAGGTATTGTCCCGTTCCTTAAGAAGTTTGAATCAACAGTACGTTGCTGCACACAAAATGGTGTGCGTGGTGGCTCAGCTACTACACACTTCCCGTTATGGCACCAAGAGATGGAAGACATCCTTGTATTGAAGAACAACAAAGGCACAGAAGACAATCGTGTACGCAAGCTGGACTATTCTATTCAGCTGAACAGGACTATGTATGAAAGGTTCTTGAAAGACGAAGATATTACTCTTTTCTCGCCGCATGATGTTCCTGGACTATATGAAGCATACTTTGGCGATCCGGACGTATTCCAAGAGCTGTATGAAAAGTACGAGCGTTCAACTAAGATCAAGAAGAAGAAAGTGCCGGCTATGGAACTGTTTGGTGACTTGCTAAAAGAAAGAGCAGAAACAGGGCGAATCTACATAATGAACGTGGATCATGCTAACACGCATAGTTCATTCAAAGATCCTGTTTACATGTCAAATCTTTGTCTAGCAGGCAATACGCCAGTTAAGGCAATAATTAACGATGCCGAATGCACTGTTAGTCTTGATGAATTAGATGCTGAGTATACGAAAGGATCTAAAATCAAAGTGCTATCGTTTAATCTCGAGACAAACGCAGCTGAATATAAGAAAGTAACAGCTAGTGCCATGATGTCAAGCAACGCAAAAGTAATGGAAATTACCGACGATGTTAGTGGACAGACTATTGTGTGTACTCCGGAACATAAAATATATACTAAAAATAGAGGATATGTAATGGCTAAAGATCTTACAGAAAATGACGAATTAGGATATATTAAATTTTAGAAGTATGTCATGAAACTACTCTTTCCACATAAATAAACACATAGAAGGAGTAGTTCATGGATTATCAAAAAATTTACAATAACTTAATGAAGAATGCCACAAACAGAAAATTAGATCCTTTGGAGTATTATGAAAAACATCACATAATTCCTAAATGTCATAATGGATCTAATTTAACTAGTAACTTAGTTAACTTGACAGGAAGAGAGCATTTTATTGCCCATGCGTTATTAACTAAAATTTATCCGCAGAATAAGAAAATAGCAAATGCGTTTATTATACTGGCAGCAAATAAAACAGGAAAGAGATATATTAATTCTTACTTGTATGAAAAACTAAAGAGGCGATTTAATCATTTATATTCAGGCACTGGCCACCATTTGTACGGTAAAACACACACAAACGAAGCCAAACTAAAGATATCAAAAGCTAAACAAGGATCAATTCCTGTAATTGACAAGGATGGTAATAGATTTTGTGTTAGTAAAGAGGATGAAAGATACATTAACGGAGACGTAGTGCATCATTCAACAGGAAGAAAAATGTCTAAAGACGAACTCACTAATCACAGAAAGTTACGGACTGGCAAAAAGAACCCAAACGCAAATCCTATTACTGACGATGAGATCGTAGCACACGGTATAAGTTTTTTAAATCAGAGTAATGGTGTATGGTGCAAAAAGGATTGGATAGCATATTGTAAAGATAATAATATACCGATTACATATACTAGTATGAGATTTAATGGAACGGGATATAATGGCTTAGTTGATATTATTAAAAACAGCGTGCCTATTTTTAGAAAAATAAATAAAAAGGACTATGCTCACAAAATACAAAAGACTAATCTAGAAAAGAAAAAACATTGGTATTATAACAGTGATATTAAACAAACAAAATTATTAACAGAGGCTGATGCAGCACATAACAGTTGGACACTAGGAAGGAAATTAAAATGGGATTAAAAATAAAATATTTAGAAGAAGAAACACCAGTATATGATATAACTGTAGAAGATAATCATAACTTTTTTGCAAACGGAATATTAGTACATAATTGCCAAGAGATTACACTGCCAACTAAGCCACTTGATCACATCGACGACATTGGCAAAACAGAAATGCGCAAAGTGAGAGTAAAGAAAGAAAATGTCGATGCGTATAAGAAACTTAAAAAAGCCAAAGGTGGACATTTATCTGACACTAGTGGAGACTCGACTAGTTAATGCCCGTTAAGTTACATTGTGCATAAATACTATTATATAAGGAGTTATGCACAATGAAAACTGGGTTTATCTATCAATGGACAAATGTGAAAAACAATAGAAAATACATAGGATCGCATTTCGGAACAGAAGATGACGGCTACGTGTCGTCTAGTAATTACTTTAATGAAGAATATCAAAAGGATCCTAGTTTGTTTACTAGAGAAATTTTATACTCAGACTTGACTAGAGAAGAAGCACTTGATAAAGAACAAAAAATGCTAGTAGAAATTAATGCAGCTAGCGCAGTACAATATTATAATTTGCATAATTATTCAGGAAAGGGATGGACACACCACAGTGATCCTGCCTTAACGAAAATATATTATGCTAGAATTTCAGCAGCAAGGAAAGGACAACCAGCTAACAATAAAGGCAAGCCTATGTCTGCAGAACAAAAGAAAACTCTAACAGATTCGTGGAAGGTAGTTAACCCAGACGGAAGAGAGGTTATTGTAGATAATATGAGTGTATTTTGTTTAGAAAATAATCTTAATCCGTCTGCTATGAGCGCAGTTGCAAGGGGCAGATCTAGACAACATTTAGGGTATTTTTGTAAGAAATTAACTAATAATCGAAATGTAGAATACGAATATAAAAAATGGAGTAGCAAAGGAAAGCCCGGAAAAGCACACTACGGAAAAGACAATGGCTACAGTAAAAAAGTTAAAATAAATGGCACAGTATATAACAGTATGCGAGAAGCAGCAGACGCTACTCGGATGAGCTTGCACCTAATTAGAATAAATGGAGATTTTAATGTATAAAGAAGAACAAGAAATTTATGAATTTGTAGAGCTAAGTGCAGAAGAAAATACAGATGAGTACGAATACTTTTACGAGGAAGTAATGGTAGACGATAGTCCACCAGCAATTGCTCTGTGTATCCTTTCAGCAATCAACGTGGGTGTAATCAGACAGCTAGACGACCTTGAAGAATTGTGTGACTTAGCTGTTCGCGCACTAGAAGAGATTATTGATTACCAGCGTTATCCTATTGTTGCCGCACAAAAGTCGACCAAAGCTCGTCGTTCACTGGGTGTGGGTTACATTGGCCTAGCGCACTACTTGGCCAAGAAGCATGTTAAGTACAGTGACGCAAAAGCATGGACCCACGTACATGACCTAAGTGAAGCATTCCAGTACTACCTGCTCAAAGCAAGCAACACCTTAGCCAAAGAACGAGGTCCTTGCGAGAAATTCAATCGTACCAAATACGCTGATGGGATACTGCCTATCGACACCTACAAGAAAGACTTGGACGACGTGGTTCCAAACAAACTTAACTACGACTGGGAGTCGTTACGCAAGGACATCCTAACTCACGGGCTAAGGCACAGCACACTAAGCGCACAGATGCCTAGCGAGTCTAGCTCTGTTGTGTCTAACGCAACCAACGGTATTGAACCACCACGTGGCTTCCTAAGCGTTAAGAAGAGTAAGAAAGGTCCTCTCAAGCAGATTGTGCCACAGTACCAGAGCCTGAAGAACCACTATTCACTGTTGTGGGAAATGCCTTCAAACGAGGGGTACATTAACATAGTCGCTGCTATGCAGAAGTTCTTTGATCAAAGTATCTCAGGTAACTGGAGCTACAACCCTACGCACTTCCCAGACAACGAAGTACCGATGAGTGTTATGATGCAGGACCTGCTTACAACATACAAGATGGGTTGGAAGACCAGTTACTACCTGAACACGTATGACTACAAAACTGATCCGTCAGATGCCGAAGACGAGATCGAAGAGGAACCAAAGGTAGAGCACAAAGAATACGTACCTGATTACGACCAAGGCGACGACGATGCAGATTGCGACGCCTGTTCAATATAAACAGGTTGACGCAGTAGGTCTTTGAATTTAGTATAGAATTAATAATAAGGAAAAGATATGGGAAAGACAGTTTTTAACAGAGAAAAAGTAGATCACACCAAAGAGAATATGTTCTTTGGTCAGGATCAAAACACACAGAGGTACGACACGTTTCGTTTCCCTGTGTTTGACAAACTAAATCAAACGATGCTGGGTTACTTCTGGCGTCCAGAGGAAGTAAGTCTACAAAAGGATCGAGCAGACTACGCAAACTTTAGGCCTGAGCAGAAGCATATCTTCACAGCCAATCTAAAGTATCAAACACTGCTAGACTCGGTACAAGGACGTGGACCATGCCTTGCGTTCTTGCCTTATGTGAGCTTGCCAGAACTAGAAGGGTGTGTTGTAACTTGGGACTTCTTTGAAACTATTCACTCACGCAGCTACACGCACATTATGAAGAATGTGTATGCTGACCCAAGCGAAGTTTTTGACACTATTCTTGACGACGAGCGTATTATCGAACGCGCTGAATCAGTAACTCAGCACTATGACGCATTCACTGACGCTGCAAACGAATATTACTACCTAGGCAAAGGCAGTATGCGTGACGTCAAAAAGAAGCTGTTTTTGGCAATGATGAACGTAAACATCCTTGAAGGCCTGCGTTTTTATGTGAGCTTTGCTTGTACGTTTGCATTTGGTGAGCTCAAGCTAATGGAAGGCTCAGCTAAGATTATCTCACTGATTGCACGTGACGAAAGCCAGCATCTTGCACTATCAATGCACATTCTCAAACACTGGATGCAGGGCAAAGATGATCCTGAGATGGTTGAGATTGCTAAAGAATGCGAAGACGAAGTCTACGAGATGTGGAGAAAGTGTGTCGACGAAGAAAAGGCATGGGCCAAGTACCTATTCAAGGACGGATCAATTATTGGCTTGAACGAAACACTGCTTTATAAGTACGTTGAGTATATTGCCAACCGTCGTCTCAAGGCACTGGGTTACACAGCAATCTTTGATCAACCGATCAACACTAACCCATTACCATGGACACAGCATTGGCTATCAAGCTCAGGTCTGCAGGTGGCCCCTCAGCAAACGCAAGTGCAAAGCTATGTCATCGGCGGAATTAAACAAGACGTGTCGGCCGACAACTTTAAAGGGTTCAAGCTATAAAGACTGTTAAGTATGATATCTGATGCTATACTGCCGAACGACTCGCATCCTAGCCTTTTAGCAGCAATGAAAGAATTAGGATGCAACAGAGCAGTAGCAGTGTGTATTGTTCCTAGACCGTATACAGAACTAAACCAGTGTCATAACAACGTAGCCAAGCAAGTTGCAATGTACGGAGGCACCCAGGTCAAAGGATATTATCTAGCTGTCAGCAAGCATACTAGCGACTGGGTCGCAATAAAGCACAGTGTATGGCAACGCGACAATGAATTAATAGACATTACTCCTGTTGAGGACAAACGAACATATAACGTTTTCATTTACGGAGCAGAAACCTTGTACACTGAGGTATATAATACAAACAATACAACAAAGAGATTCAATTATGAGCGAAACAATTGTGTGGAGTAAAGAACATTGCCCGTTTTGTCAACGTGCAACAGCTTTGCTCGATGTAAAAGGTATTGAGTACGAAGTTCGCACCATCGGCGAAGGCTATACACGTGAGGACTTGTTAGAAGCAGTACCTAACGCAAGAACAGTACCACAAATTTTTCTAGAAGGTGAACTCATCGGCGGGTTCACTGAACTAGCGCACCATTTCAACAAAAGGAAGCAAGCATAATGTTAATAGATGTACCCTACAGAAAAGGCGACTGTATTAGTCTAAAGCTAACATCGGGCGAAGAGGTGATCGGCCGACTAGAAGAAGAAAAGAACGATAGTATAGTGGTTTCAAAGCCAATGATGATCGCTGCTACACAAGAAGGACTAGGTCTAGCTCCGTTTATGTTTAGCGTCGGGTCCAGTGCAAAGTTTGTATTAAAGATGGCCAACATCCTGTGTGTTGTTAAGTCAGATGACGAATTTTCAAAGCAGTACTTAGAGAATACTACAGGAATACACGTATAACATGGCATCATACTCCGAAGCTCCTACAATCGACGTCGAAAACATGATCGGCGACTCAGTCTCGGCTACATCAGGTATGACTGACAATTTGCTGTTTGCGGCTGCTGATAGCTGTGGGCTGTTAGGCACTGCACAGGGCCTCGTAGACGAAGCTGCCGCTTCAGTTGCGGCGGCAGCTGATGCTGCTATTGCCAAGACTATAGAGACTGTTGGAGGCTTAGCAAAGAAGCTCAAGGACTTTACTGTTGAGTCTGCTTCGGCGATAGGCAGTTATTTGCGCAGTACATTTGACTCCGTAAATACGTACATTCGAGGACTGTTTGACAGTGCGCCTGTAGACCCGGTAACAGGCGAGAAGGAAAGCAGCTTCTTAGACGATTTTATGGCAAAAATCGGGCCGTTGGTTAATGGTATCAAAAATGTGTTCGCAACAGCAACAGAACTAGCAACAAAAGCGTTCAACAACGTAAACAAGTTTCTCAACGGTGACCCTGATGCTGTTCCTCCAACAGAAGGTCTTATCAGCGATGTAGTCGGTATCGCCAACGATCTACGTGTAATGGCGTGTAACGGTGCTAATCAAGCACTTACTGCTCTAGGTGGGGGTGTAAGCAGTGCAGTAGACTCACTAGCAGGACCGCTGTCAGAAGGCAAGGATCCTCAGGAGATAATCAAAGAGAAGCACAGTGGTGCAGTAAAAGCAAAGTCAGAAGTAGCAAAGGCTGATGCAGACAGTGTTAACGCAGAATCTGCGGTTGTTGATCAAGCATTAGACACCGGCATTAGCAACCAATTAGATCAAATACAAGGAATGTTGGCGTGAGGGGATTAGCAAGACTGGGCGATCGTACCATCGGAACCTGCAGTCATCCTAGTCACAAAAAACCCATAACGACAGGGGGCACTATAATAAGTGGTGCCCCCACTGTAACCTCAGGCAAGCTAGCTGACGCAAGAATAGGCGACTTCGTAATAACGGACTGTGGTCATCTCGACATAATTATCATGGGCAGTCCTACAGTGACCGCTAACGGCCTCGGCACTGCTCGAATTGGTGACAGTACCGGTGGCCTAGGAGTATACGTTGCTATAATTATTACTGGCAATCCTCGCACAACAACCCCATAAATTACTTGACTTTTCTTAGATAGGTGTTATAGTATATAAACTACGTAACAAATCAAGAAGGACCAAAATGAAGAAAATATTAACAGATGTGGACGGTTGTCTCTTGTACTGGGAAGAAGCCTTTCATCGCTGGATGGCGCAACGAGAACAGCATCCGCTAGATCGTCGAGATACGTACTACATACACGAAATGTATCCTAGTATGAGTCAACAGCAAGCTGTATATACTATGACTGAATTCTCAAACAGCAGCTGGATAGGCTTCTTAGACCCTCTAAGAGACGCTGTTACAGGAGTTTCTGCGCTAGTAGAGCAAGGTTACACCTTTGACATCATCACTAGTTTGAGTACCGACCCGAATACCACACAACTGCGCACAATGAACTTGGCTACTCACTTTGGGGCTAGCACTTTTAACCAATATGCGTATCTGGCACAGGGAGCTAGCAAAGAAGCTGCACTTGCACCGTATGCCGGCACAGGCTACTACTGGATTGAAGATAAACCAGAGAATGCCGAGGCAGGGCTACAGTTCGGATTACAACCTATATTAATCGACCACCCACATAATCAATGGTACGATCATCCTCAGATCCCCCGCGTACAAAACTGGGCAGAAATCGCCGATATCATCCTTAACAG